TCAAAAGGTGTCATGAATAAAATTCTTTATCCTCTGTCATATTGAAACCATAATCAAGATAGTTTGGGTGTTTAAAGACATAATATCTATTATCTTTATCATTACCACAAACAAAAATTGGACCATCTGCGTAACTATTTCCTTTATAAAACCAAGTTTTTCCTACCTTAGTATTTGGTTTACCTCTCTTACTTTTAGTTGCTACCTCAGATTTAGCTTTCTGTAGATCATCATCACTTTTAATATTTAATGATTTAAATTCGGAAAAAATAGATTCTACAAAATCTCCAACTTGATCTCTAGTTAATGTAATATGTGAACCTTTTACGTATTCTTTGAATATATATAATGTTTGAGCATTACTTTCATTTTGTTTTGGAATCATATAAAATAAAAGATAAGTTTTATTGTCATCTATGCATTTTTGTCTAAGAGGCTGAAAGCAAACATAATCTTTCCAATTGTCCATAACTTATCCTTTTATTATATTAAGAATTGTACCAAGAGCAAAACAGAAACTACCAAGTAGATAAAGCCAATTACTCATTTTGATTTACCATACTGTTTGTTTATATCCGTAATAAACTGTAATTGAAGTTGATCTAATACGACGTTGTCAACCCAAATAGATCTTTTATTAAAGCCTCTTGTATCATCGTCAATAGTCTTAAGTGTTGTAAACTTTACATTTTCAATATTATATGTTGGACGATACTGTTTAATAAGTCTTTTTATTTCTTCACCCCATTTCTTGGAGTGGACTAAAATCCAGATAGGCTCATCCGGAATTGACATAATAAGCTTTAGTGTCTTACCCTGCCTACGACCTTGATAAACACAAAAGTCTACATAAGAAAGAGGATCATCAACAGGACCATTAAATTCTTCAAATGGTGGTTTATTACTCATCGTCATCAATCCACTCACCATTCTCATCTGTATAACCTAATTCATGTAGAAGATCAAGACCACCCACATCATCTCCTTCGATCATACGATATAGCGCATAAGCAAGTCGATCTGCTCTTTCTGCGTGTTGACTTACATGAGCTAGAGCAGTATCTAGCATAGTGAAATAAGGATCCTTACTCATCAGAACTGCAACTTTGCACGTTTAGGAAGAAAGTTTAGTGTTTCTGCATCTGACTGCAGCCGCGCTTTAATCCTAGCATTAGATTTAATCATGGCGGCTGCAGTCTCAATTTCGAGATTATTCTTTTCACAATAGTAGACGATTGCATCAATCGTGTCAATCTTGAACTGCTTGACAATTTTATCAAGTTCTGAAACAAACTTCTCAGCTGTCAGTCCATTATTTACTACCAAATCATTATCAGTCATAAGTTATCCTCGATAAAATGTGTGTTTTCCAATTGATGCTGTAGCATATAATTTAGACGATCTAGGTCTATCAGTGCGAGCATGGAAAAAGAGTGCGCCATGAGTGAGATCTACATTATAGACATAGACTTGTCTTGCAAGTTGCATGGCGCGATTGTATAAAGGCAATTCTCTAATCTGATTTCTTGAACAGACCCAAGAGAATTGGCAGGACTTACGTGTTCTTTGTTTAATCACAGCACATGGTGTGTTAGGAAATCTACCGGATCTTGTTCGGTTCATCACTACGTTTCCTACGGCGATCATTCCCTTATCAGATTCACCACGAGCTTCATGATACATTGTTTGTGCTAGACAAACAATTTGTGGATTAGTTTCTGCATGAGCATAACTAATCGTAAAGATTGCAACAAACAGAGTTGCTATAAGTTTAATTGTTCGTAACATATGCTTTCTCATCGTTCTAATGACTAGACGACTTAATCGCTATATGAGAAGACTACGTACTCAAAATTGTATCTTCTATATCCATTCCCCTCTTACCTAGGAATGCTGGTCATTAGTGTTTTCGTCGGTGAATAGTCCTAAAACTATTCGCTTTCTTGCCACATAAGGACTTGAAGCTTTGTAAGAGTAAAATGAAGTCAAGAAGACCTCATCAAAAGAAAGTATTTATACTTCCTATATTTTAGTTATATTACAATAACTTAAAAATGTCAAATACTATTGTGGTGTCAAGTCAATAAAAACCTGACACCACATAAGTTTTACTTGGCTTTTACTGACATGTCCATAGCAGCACCAACCTTAGCATATGCTGCAGTGCTGGTTGTTAGATCCTGGTACATTGCAGTACGCTGACCAACATTACTCATATCAACATTACGGAATTTAGTGGCAGCTAGACCAGCCGAGTGTGTATATTGAGCAACATCGAAGTTGGCACCGAGGAAGATGACTTCCCACTTCTTGGCTTCAAGTGTCTTGACCTTTTCCTTGATCTTAGACTGAGTGTATTCCTTAGACTGATTCTCTTCACCGTCAGTAAGAATAACAACAACTGTACGATCAGAATTGCGCTCTAGTGCACGATCCATGACAATACCAGCAGCATCATAAAGTGGTGTGCCACCACCAGGGGTAAGAACATCAGGCTTTAGTGGCTCGAAGTATGCAATGCTCTGATTCTTGACAATATCTTCAAGACGAGTAGTGGTACCGAGTTGACCATGATATGTATCAAAGGCAGTGATTGAAACATCACCTTCGATCTTCTCCTTCTGGAGACCCTTAATATACTCATTAAGAGATTCAATAGCGGTAGTCCAACGCTCACCACTCATAGAACCAGAGCGATCAAGAGCAACAAAAATAGATAGTGCGTTTTTCATATGTGTTCCTTTAAAGTAAAAAATGGGAGAGACCCGAAGATCTCTCCCATCAGATTAGATTGAGTATCTGTCAGACATTACTGCCTTCTTCATGATACCCTCTGGCGTGAAACCATCCATATCAGCCGCAAGGACTGACTTCATGATGGATGGACTAAATCCAGACACGAGAGCAACACCCTTCTCGTCGAACTTGACTGGGACATTGTCCGCAGCATTCAAGTTCCAAAAGACAACCTGTGGTGTCTCGTAACCAGCATCCTTGTACTTACGACGGATCATCTGCATTGCAGAATCATCAAAGCGAGTGCACTGATTGAACTGCATGTCGGACATGATTAGAAGAACCTTTGGCATGTCCTTTGCAGGTACATCATTTGTCTTAGCAACACGAAGAATTTCTTCAAACGCACCGTGTAGGTTGGTTGACATTTCCCAGTCGGAAGTGTTCATCTGCTTGATCTTCTGCGAGAGAGTACCAGTTAGGTGAACAAACTTTGGCTTGGTTGAGAAGGTCAAGAACAGATCCTTGAAAGGACCAGTGTTCTTGTCGGAGCAGTAAAGACCAAGCGATACTGCAACATCAAGGCATGAAACTCCAGACTTCGAGGTGTAACCACCAGCTGGGGTAGTCATAGAACCCGAAACGTCGACCAATGGAAGAACCATTGCGTCACCGATGAAGTTTGGAAGAGCCTTCCACTGCTCATCAGCAAGACCAGAATCGCCGTACTTGACGTTCTTAGTGATGTCATATGGATATACGGCACCAGCATTGACCTTGACGGACTTGTCACCGCTCTTGAGCTTTGTCTTGAACTCGGTGAAAGCATCAGCAGCATTCTTACCGAATGCCTTTGAGTAACGGCTCATTGCAAGCGAAGGAACATGCGAGAAGTTAATCTCGTCCCACTGCTTGGCACACATCTGAGTTTCAACAACCTTGGTTAGTTCAACCAGACGCTTACGGTAGTACTTTGGAGACCAACCGAATGACTCACGAAGTTCAAGAGCAATTGGGCCCTTACGTGGCATCCACTTAGCACAGAGACCGTTTCCAGACTCAAGTGCTTCCTTGATCATACCAAAAGCCTTAGCCTTAACTTCAGCATTGGTAAAGATTAAGAGGTCATCCCAACGACCAATCTCGGCAGTGTTCTCGAGGAGACGAGTTCCAAGAAGAACATCAGTGTGTGTCTGCTCAAGGTGCTTTAGGACCTGACGGTAAAGCTCACGCTCACCAGCACCACCACGAGCATCACGTGCCCACTGTGCAATACGAAGAGCAATATCAGGATTTTCCTGGAATGCCTTTTCAAACTGAGCGGTAATGTTCTTACCACGGCTCGCGCCGATTTTGAAGAAAAGATCAGTTGTGTTGGAAAGAGTTGACTCGATAGCCTTCATACCATTCCAAGTACGAGCTGGAACAGTTGTGTTTAGTACTGCGTTCTTAAATGACATATTCATTCTCCATATTATACAGGTTAAACTTTTTTGCGTTGACTGCCGTGCTACCATTACACTAGTTTAGTCGGAATCGAACCGACACTTGCGGTTTGGAATGCAATAAGGGTTTGCGGAACTTAACCTTAATGCAACAGGATAGCTTTTTGCTGGTTGCTTTATCAGTGCAGTGCAATTGGTTGCTGAAACTATCCTAATTCAATATTCTACAGGTTGCTGTGTCTTAGGCGGGACTCGAACCCATGACATCTGTCCCCAGCGGACTGCCTCGCAAAGTTTGGCTGCGAAAAGTATTTGCTGTAGTCAACCTAAATTCAACGGGCTGTACATTTTTCAGCGCCTCTACCATTGGGCTACACCCGCATCAACATTCATCACGTCGGATATCTCCTTGCGCAGATATGAGATCCTATCGCTATCCAGTATGTACCGCTATGGCCACTCACGAATAGACCAGAAAGCCACCGACTCGAACTTATCGAGTAAAGAGGTAATGAATGATGGTGCGGGTGGTGGGATTCGAACACCACACTGTACCGGCTTACAATGCAAATTTAATGCTGTAGACAACCCAAAACTTAATGTTCAGGACCGAAAAGACGGAGTCTCCGCTCTTCTTCTTCTTGCTTCTGTTTCCAGAAGTCTTTCCGATGCCGCATATAGTCACGATAATCGGGAAGTTTTTGTTTATTAGTCATAAAATTCCAACCTCAATATAAGTCATACTACACCGAGGTTGGAATAATGTCAACCAATTTTTGTAATTTTTAGCAAATTAAATGCCATTAGAACATCTCGGTGAAACTCAGAGATTGGATAGACACCAATCGAAGTATATTCACCGTCCTTAAGATCCGGTTCAAAGAACTTTTCATATCTATAACCGAACTTCTGGAGAATACGCTCTACGGCATTGAGAGCACCAAGATCACGAACACCAATCACGGTGAAGTATGTCTCGGTTGGATCAATTTGCTCATTGACTTGAGCAGGGACAAAATTATCACCTTCAGCTTTAGCAGGAGTCTCGATGATACGTTGTGAATG